AAAGCAAGAGAACAGTTAAGAGCAGGTGTCAAAGAAGTAATAACCTATAATGGAGATAAGAAAGAACAGTATAAAATAGAGGTATTATAATGACAATAACGGCTCAGAGGTTATTAACAGAATTAGGGCAGAAAGCGTGGAGCGGATTTAATTCAGATGATATGGTTTGGGATAGCGAAGATTCACTATCTGCAAAAGCCGAATTAAACTCTGCGTTGAGATACTTAATAAATCGTGAGGACTTCCCTTTTAGGGCAAAAGAACAACCGATTATGACCATTAGTGGAATGCCTAATTACAATCCGCCAATAGGGCAAATCGCAAGTATTTATAACACAGATACAAGGGAAACGCTTTTATTTGTAGGTGATGGTTCAAAGTATGACAAAACAGAAACAGGCGAACCAACCGCATACTGGGTAGATTATAACAACCCTAATTCAAAAATACGACTTTACCCTATACCTGATAAGACTTATAACTATAACATTGTTTATAACCAATTCAAGCCGGTAAAAGATACAGACGGAAGTTTAAAATTTGAATTTACAAAAGAAGATGACTTTATAAATATGCCGTCAACATTAGAATTTTTGTTTATGGATTGCCTTGTTTTAATGACTATGGCACAGAATAATAAAGACGAGCAAGATGAAAACTACAGGCCTACACTCAATGAATTTGAGGAAAGATGGAGAGTATTCAAAAGGGCTGCTAAACCGTCTAAAGTAACTGCAAGGATGGTAATGTAATGGCAGTATCAGTAGAACCGCAAATATTCCAGAGTTTTAAAGGAATCAGAGAACTAAACGGAGTAAACGCAGGGGGCGAAATATCCGCCCTCGAATGTGATAATGTCGAACTCGTACAAACTGAAATCGGCTCAGGCACAGGTATAAAAACAATGGATGGTAACAGCGTATTATATACCTTGCCTGACGGTTACGAAATAAAAGGCATTTTTGCATCTTTGCAGGAAGGCACTACATACAGATTTATTTATGCTGAAAACGATACAAAAGGGGTTTTATTTTACATAAATGTATTGAGACAGCCGGAAATCATTATTGATAATTTGACCGTAACAGGTGAATGTAACGGCTTAACAATGACATCATCGGCTTATGATGTATTTGTATTTACAAACGGTGTAGAAGTAAAAACGGTTTGTTTTACCGGAGATGTTGCCTATGGTGACAGGGTAAAAAGCATATCGGCAGTTGATTATTTAGGCAGAAGCATAAAATGGTTATCAATGACCGAATGGAACGGCTTTTTAGTTGTAGCGAGCCAATACGGAGTACACTCAAGCCATCAAAACGATATTTACACTTGGAACGATAATCCACAAGATAAGGCAGACAGTTGGTATATTGATTTTTCTAAAAAAGTAACTGCTGTATTTTCTTATACTAGAGGACTATACATATTCACAAATGAAGATATAACCTTTATAAACACAACTCCGAATGATACAGATAATGCAGTACAGGAAACAACGGCAGGTGTAGGATGTTTTAGTTATACTTCCGTAGTAAAACACGATTTAGGGTTATTCTTTTATGATAATCACCAAAAGAATATTTACTATATTCAAAACATTGATTCAGGGCAGACACGCCCCGCAGGTCCGGTAGCAAGAGAAATACAATCACATTTTAATGATGTTCAAACATTTAAGATGTTTAGTTGTATTTACAATAATAAAAATGAGGTATGGTGCTTAATCAATAACAGCATCTATATTTACAACTTTGTTTTAAATGAGTGGGTACAAAGAAGCGAACAGAACATAAATACTTTATGTCTTATAAAGAATGATGTTTTATCAGGCGGAGAAGATGGCAAAGTTTACGCAGAGAATATCAATACATTATTTGACGGTCAATTTTACCCGGCTGTTTATCAAACATCATTTATAAACTTGGGTTCTAACTCTAACCTCAAAAAGCAGAAAACACCGTTATTATTAGTATTGAATGACAGTTACAGGAATGATTTTTGGGTACAATTAACAGTCAATAATAAGGATAAAAACCCTAAACCAATAAGAGTAAAAGGTTCAGGTGGCGGAGTTTATGCAGCAAGTGAAGATAATGAAGATGAGATTATTCCTGATAATCAAAAGTATGATTCTGCGGTTTATGCAGGTTATAATCCGTATTCAAAAAAAGTTGTAGAGATTTCAACCCCGCAAACTTGGTACACAATGAGCATAAAAATATATACAACAACTCCGGGGCAGGGTTTTTATATCAACTCAATGGAACTAAAGAACATCAAAGCGAAACTAAAAACGAGGGGCAGATGATAATAGATCATTGCAGAGATGAAAAGGAATTATACGACCTTTACACATTAAGACCAATGCCAAATCAATATGATTTTGAATGGTTGATGAATAACCCGAATTTATTTTGTTTTTATGAAGAAAATCAGGGATATTTAGCAGGATTTATAACAATTCAGAAAGAAGGAAAGTATTTAACTCTTTCAGGAACATCAATTAGAGGCATAATGCCCGATGTTGTAAAGGCTATAATTACAATATGTAATGCATTTAATGAAGATATGTATGCATTTACACCATTAAGACACGCAGCACTTGTATTAAGAAAAGCGGGTTTTAAACATATAAAAGGCAATAAGTATGTGAGGTATAAAGATGGGGAAAAGTAAAGCACCTGAATACGCAACAGCAAGTTATAACACAGATGGACTATTTGGAAGTTCAACAACAAGCGGTAAAAGCACAAATTACACCGCTCCTGATTGGATAAAAAACACTATGGGAACAGTCGGGGGGAATGTAAATACGACTTTGCAGAATCTAATATCAGGTGATTTTGCAAATGACCCGAATTATCAGGCTTATCAGAATAATCTAAATAGGCAAATGAGCCAGTCATACGATGCAAATGTATTAGGGCAGTTAGCAAACAGAGGCTTGATGCGTTCAAGCGGGTTGCAGGCTGCTACTAATGCATTCGCTGACACTTTGGCTAATAACCAAATGAACCTATACGATAATTACTACAACAGACAGGCAAATAACTTATCTAATTTGCTCAATACTTCAAATACTTTGTATAACTATATTACAGGTATTAACACAGGTTCGCAGAACTTGGCTAATAATGTAAGTAATTATAATTTAAACAAAGCGCAAATGGATAATAACAATAATTTATGGAACTCTGTAGCAAATACGGCAGGTACAATAGCGGGTACAGCAGCAAAAGTACTTATTTAAGAGGTTAAAAATGGGAATATTTGATAATACAATTTATGATAACAGACCGATAGAATGGGAAAATAGAACTAATAACTCTATAAGTAATGCAATAAATGATAATGTAAATAATAGACCGACTTATGGAGTAATAAGCAGCGCAATAAACGATGAAGTAAATGCTCCGGGTAATAATTTTAACTGGGGTAATTTTGGTAAAAGTTTATTAGGAGGTCTTAATTTTGGTGGGGAAACACAAACACCACAAGTAAGATTTCAGCCAACAATGATACAACCACAGTATGTAAATACTAATTTTCAGAATCAAATATCAAATATTGCAAGAAACAATTTATATAACGCTATTATGAGGTAACAACAATGTCTTTATGGGATTTATTAAATAAAAAAGATGTATTTCAACAATACGCAAATAATATGCAACCGTTACAGCAAGAATTGCCGCTTATTCAGGTAGAAGGCGGAATGAAAGCAGGTAACCCTGAGAATTTACCTACTCCAAAGAAATTAACACTTACAGAGAGATTACTTGGAGTACAGGCAACCCCGACAGATAGTATTGACCCTAATACAATGAATGTAACTGTATCTAATAATCCGAGAGTAGGCGGATTATTTAATGATATTGCAAGCGGAGCAAGAGAAAATTTTGCTACTGGTTTTGCAGCGCCTAATTTATTAGATGATAAAACAAAAGACGGCAGAGATAAAGGCTTTGCATACAGATTAGGTGAAGGTTTAGGAACATTAGGCAGAATTGCAGAAAGTCCTTTAGGCAGAGGTTTAATAACCGCAGGGATAGTCGGCGCAACTGGCGGTAACGGATTAGATATGTTAGCATACGGTGGACAAGCAGGCGCATTGAATCAGAGATTAAGATACCAAGACCGTATGTTTAGAAACGAAATGATAAATAACGCTCAAAATTCATTACAAAACAGCCCTGAATTTATGATGTTATCTGATGAAGAAAAACAACAAGCATTAAACAATGTAGCAAATCAAGTAAATAATGTACGCGGTTATGTAACAAATGATGTTTATAATAACTTTGTAAGAGCGCAACAATTAAGAGATAACGCTGATTACAGAAATATGATGGCTAATTTGCAAATGCAGAATAACCAAGCATTACAGGATTTCAGAAAAGACCAAGCAGAATATCAAAGACAAAAAGATATTGCAGATAGACAAGATAGAGCATTAACAAGAGCAATTACAGCAAGAGGACAAGATTTATCTTATGCCGGAACAATGGCAAGAATAAACGCTGATACTCAAAAGGCAAATGCAAAACAAACTGCAAAACAACGAGATGCTATAAGTACATTAAATCAAATAAGTACAATTAGAGATATGGTTAGAAGAAATCCTAAGGCAACAGGATTAGGAAAAGGAATGCTTACAGGCGATTTATTGAACCGTTGGGATAGCAACCCTAGAAATATTGAAACACGTTCAGCAATAGATGCATTAAGAACTCAAATAAGACACGATTTAACAGGTGCACAATTTAGCCCTAAAGAAGCAAGAGAATATGAAAAATTCTTACCAAATGTAAGAGATAACGCAAAAATAATAAATGCTAAACTTGATGCACTTGAAAAACGTTATTATTCTGATTTTGGAGTATCTTTAACAGGAAATAGTGGCGGTTCTAAAAAAGTAGGAAAATATACGGTGAGGGTTAAAAAATAATGGCGATATATGAAATTACAGCACCAAACGGACAGACTTTAGAAATAGAAGGCGATACACCGCCAACAGAGGCAGATTTAGACGAAATTTTCAAATCTACAAAAACTGCTAAAGAACCAACACGACCTAGAAGCCGTAAAGGTTTTTTTGACTATAACAACGAAGATTTAAAGGCTGATTATCAGAATTTAATAGATAAACGTCAGGAATGGGAACAAAACCATCCTTATATATCAAGTTTACAAAAAGATTTTCAACCCGGTTACAGATCAAGTTTAACAGACTGGGAAGAAAAAGCAAAATATGGAATAAATGCACCTTTAGGGGTACAAGCAAGAAACTTAGGTAAAAGATATTTACAAGAGGCTATACCTGCAGCAAATTTAACAACAGCAGTAGCAACCGGGGGTATGTTAAATGGTGCTAATGGCTTATTGCCTTTAATTGGCGCAGGCGCAAGACAAGGCGGAATACAAGGGGGAGTATTAGGCGCAACAAGTGAATTAGGAGATAACGGATTAAGTTTAAATGTTATTCCTAAAACATTAAAAGGAACTGCATTAGGTGCAACAGTAGGAGCAGCATTACCGCCTGTATTAGAAGGCGGGGGAAGATTAATTAATGCAAGCGGAAACCTTATTAAAAGAGGTGTAGGTAAACTTGCACAAATAAGCCCTGAAACAGTTGAGCAAGTAATCAAACCAACAAGCCAAGCACTTGATTACACAAAAGAAAAAGCACAAGAAATCTTACGTTCAACAACAGAAAGAGTAAGAAATGCTTATAATAACCTTTTAGGACAAAAAGGTGAAGCAATACAAACAGCAGAAGAAAATTTAAGAAATATTCCTGACAGAGTAAATGTTGATGATGTCATAGGAGATATAACAAATACTTTCGACCAATATCAAGGTGAAAATATAAACGCTGCAAGGAACTTAACAGGGAATTTAGAATCTAATCTTAATGACCTTGTAGAAAGTGGAACACAACCAAAAGAAAATTTTTATAACTATATAAATGATACAGAAAAACCTGATTTCTATTCAAAGGAAAAAGAAGCAGAAGCATATAAAATATTGAGCGAAGCAACAGGAAAACCTGTTAATTGGTTACGCTCTCAATTAAACAGTAACAATTTTAAAGGTGGAACAGGCAAAAGAAAAGAGTTTATAGAAGATTTATTAGAAAAAACAGATGATAAACTTGATTTATTAAAACACGGGAACGATAACGATTACAAATATTATTACAATGCAAATTTAGGTTATAACAATATAAACGACACCCAAGCAGGCTATAATTTAGCACGTCAGGCTTATGATGATATTGTAAATCGCAATTTTTCTAATGAAATGAGAGATCCTTTAAGTAGAGAACTTGCAGGAGCAGAACAGAATTATAAATATATTTTGCGCAATGTATTAGAAAACTCAAGAGATGAAAACATAATGAATGAAGCCTTTAACAAACTTGAAAAAAGTGTAAAAGGTTTACCGGAAGAAGTACAGGCAGAATATTTTAACAAGTTTACCAACGATGTAGAAAACATTTTACAGGGCAGAAACACAATAAGTCCTATAGACTTACAAAAAATTAAGCAACAAGTCGGACAAATGACAAACTGGGCTGATACAACAAGACCAAAAATTCAAAATACTGTACTTGAACAAGTATATGGCAAAATGCGCAACAGATTAGAGAATTTAAGCCCTGAACTTGCACAAGCAAACAAAGAATATGCTGCCTTAAAAGGATTTCAAGATGATGAAGGCTTAAAAACAATTCTTGCTCCGGGTGGTGCAATAGACAGAGCATCAACAACCTTGAAAAACTATAATTCAACAGTATCAAAAGGTAATACAGCAAATAATATACAAGCATTAGAAAATACATTAGTAAAACAAGGGGAAGCACCATTTTTAAATACTATGGATGATATTAATGCTGCTATGGATTTATTAAAACAAGAAAAAACAGGGTTAGGATCTATTGCAGAATTAGGGAAAAGTATTATTTCAAGACCTGCATTAAAACTTGCAAGAGCCTACAACCGTTCCCCATTACCACAAGCATTTGGCAACATCAGAAACGTATTTCAAAGAGCAGCAATACCATTTATGTATAATGCGCCACGCTTATATGGTGATGTAAATTATGATGAATATTTAAATGAATAACTGCCCGATTTGTAAACCTCTATTCTAGTAATAGAGGTAAAGAATATGGCATTAAAAGAATTTGAAGCAGGCGAAAGCATAAAAGCGGTTGATACAAACGCAAATAACCGAGAATTATCAAACCAAATATCTGAAAACGCAAGCGAATTAAGAACTTATTTAGAAAATGCAATAGCACAATTAAAGGGCAATTTTGTATTAACAGGTTCAATTTTAGCTATCCCTTATTCTACCGTACCTGTAGGATATTTAAAATGTGATGGTTCAAGTCTGTTAAGAGAAGATTACGCAGATTTATTTGAAAAAATCGGCACAACTTACGGCGCAGCAGATGATTACCATTTCAATATTCCTGATTATCAGGGAGTATTTTTGAGAGGTTACGGCGGAAGCGCAGCATCATTAGGAACAAGACAGGCGCAAGGGCTGCCAAATATATCGGGCGGTATATCAAACGCTGCATTTGGTACACGAGATGCCGGATGCTCTATTTCAGGATGTTTTAATGGCTCTGGGATAGGTAACACTCCAACACAAGGCGGTTGGGATAATAACTATGGTAAATTTGGCTCTTATCTAAACTTTAACGCATCTAATTCTAACAATATTTACGGTGCTGCAAACGAAGTAAGACCTGCCAATATGTCTGTTATATGGATTATCAAGTATTAAGGAGTAAATAATGTTAGTTTTTTTATGGAAAGAAGATACAAAAGAATATTTAAGAACGCAGGAAGCGCAGAAAAACCCAAAACGACCGACAGAATACTTAATGCCTGCTAATTCAACAACTGAGCAGATACCGGATATTGCAGAAAATCAGGTTATTGTTTGGGGTGGTGAACATTGGAAAGTTGAACCTGACTTTAGAGGTCAATATATGGTTAATTCCGATATGATACCCGAAGAAGTCAAAGATTTTGGCAAGTTGCCGACAGGTTATGTAATTATTTCAGCGCAACAGATAGAAATTTTAAATGAAAAAGGCACAAATTATTTCATTATAAAAGACGGTGAACTTATCAAAAACCCTGATTATGAAAAAGAAGAAGAAGAAAAAGAAAAAGAACGTATTGCAATGCTCAATATGACAAAATACGACTTTTTCAAGTTTGTTTGCAAGCCTTATGGCATAACATACGCTCAATTACTGCAATTTGTAAATGCAAATGAGGAAGTCGCTGCAGCTTGGAACTTATGCGAAAGAGTTTACAGAGGAGATGAGTTATTACTTCCTGCAATAAAACAGGTTATTCCGTCAATGACAGATGAATTATTGACCCAAATTTTTGAAGAGGTGAACAATGACAATATCAATGGATGATAACGGCACTATTAGAATATTTCAGGGCGACACAGGCGAAATTGTTATAGACGGTTTAAACCCTGAAAAAAACTATTATGTTTATTTTGCTATAAGAGATGAAAACAGAAACCTTGTAGGTAATGAATTGATGATAACTTCAAACAATTCAGATAGCGTAACCTTTAAATTAGGTGCAAGTTTAACGGATTTATTGACTGTACCTGCAGGAGAGCAATTTGCAACCTATTATTACGGGGTAAAAATCACAGAAGCAGGCTCAACTGATGAGGACACAGTTATTCCGGAACTTGGCGGACAAAGACCGATGATAGTATTCCCTAAAGTTGTAGAGGGTGTTCAATAATGGTAAATATCCATGTAAATGATAATAATAATCAGATAAGAATAAATGTACCGGGGATAAATAATACAGTAACGACAGAATCATCAAACCCGAATAATAATGTTTCTTCCACAATAGGGAATGAAACATTTTATAATGGTTTAGCCAAAGCGTGGGCTATATCTCCTGATTTAGTGCAAGGTATAGACTATTCATCAAAATACTATGCAGGACAATCCGCAAATAGTGCAAGTGAAGCAGCAAGCGCAGTAGAAGGCTTTACAACTACTGTAACAGAGGCTACACAACAAGCAATAAGCACTCTTGAAACAACAAAAACAACTATAATAACAGAACTTGGAGAAGAAAAAACAAGTATTATTTCTGATATAGATAATGAAAGCACTACACAAATATCAAACGTAACTTCAACCGCAGAAACTTATATTACAAGTATTACAGAAACCGGAAGCACACAAATCTCTGAAATAACATCAACAGGAGAAAGTTATTTAACGGAAATAGAAACTTTAGGCACTACCCAAATATCTGATATTACATCAACGGCAACAACTTGTATTACTGATATTCAAAGTGAAGGCTCAACTCAAGTAACTTCTGTAACTACTACAGGAGAAACTTATATAACTAATATACAAACAGAGGGAAGCACACAAGTAACAAACATAACGACAACTGCAACAACATACATAACTACAATGACAACATTAAAAGATGATGCTCAAGGTTATGCAACTGCTGCAGGGTTAAGCGCTACTGCTGCTGCAACAAGTGAGGATAACGCGGAGATATGGGCTGAGGGTACAGATGCGCAAGTACAGGCATTAGGCGGGGTTCATAGTGCAAAAGGTTGGGCGCAAGAAAGCGCAACAGGGCAGATAAATGCTAACTGGGCTGAAACCGACCCGACATCTAAGGCATATATCTTTAATAAACCTACAAAATTAAGCGATTTTAATAATGATAGCGATTTTATTTCAGGTATAACATCAAGCGATGTAACAACTGCATTAGGTTATACTCCGTACAATGCAAAAAATCCGAATGGTTATACAAGCAATGTAGGTACGGTTACATCTGTAAACAATACACAACCTGATGCAAGTGGGAATGTAACATTAACAATTCCTGATACAAGCAATCTTGCAAACAAGGATTTATCCAACTTATCAAGTACGGGTAACGCTAAATTCCAAGCACCTTTAGTATCAGGAACAAATATTAAGACTATTAATAACAATTCTATTCTTGGTAATGGCAACTTAACTCTTGACGGATTACCAACCCAAACAGGGCAGAGTGGTAAATTCTTAACTACAGATGGTACAGATGCAAGTTGGGGAAATCTGCCTGTTGCAACGGCTTCAACCGCAGGAACCGTAAAACCTGACAACTCATCTATAAAAGTAAGTAATGACGGTACTATATCTGCTATATGCCGTAACGTAGGTGAAATTATAAGTTCAACCTTACCATTAACAGACGCAGGGTTACATTTGTTAGACGGTTCATTATTGCAATACGGTATTTATAAAGAGTTTATTGACTATATTGCAGAATTACACACAAGTAATCCTAATGCTAACTATTTTTGTACGGAAACAGAATGGCAAACTTCTGTAACTACCTATGGTGTATGCGGCAAGTTTGTTTATGATAGTACTAATAATACGGTAAGATTGCCTAAAATAACTGGTATTATTGAGGGTACAACAGATATTAGTGCTTTAGGTGATTTGGTTGAGGCAGGATTGCCGAATCATTCACATATTGCAGTAATTGGTGATTATTGGACAACTAATCAAAGCGGATTCGCATCAGCAGGCACTTATTGTTATAGGCCAAGTAAAGGCAAAACAACAGACGCTTCTGAATCAAACTCAATCTACGGAAACTCCTCAACAGTCCAGCCACAAACAATTAAATGCTTTGTCTATATTGTAATTGCAAACTCATCTAAGACAGATATTCAGGTTGATATAGATAAAATTGCAACTGATTTGAACGGCAAAGCTGATGTTGATTTAAGTAATGTAAGTAATAGCGGCACATCAAGAGGTGCAAGTTGGGCTATGCCTAGTGATAAATATATTGATTTAACCCTTGGTGCAGCAGGTTCAATTTATACTGCACCTGCAGACGGGTGGGTTATAGCACAAATTTATCCTGCACCGGCAGGAGCGAGAATACAAATACAAGCAAACAATCTATTGTACGGCTTTATTTTTGTTTCACCGTCAAATGGTAGTATTTTAAGAGCAACAATGCCTGTCAGAAAGGGGCAAAAATACTCTGTCGGTTATACCGCAGGCACGTTTAACTTGCATAGATTTATTTATGCACAAGGTTCAGAAAGTGAGGCTCAATAATGTATTTAGGTTATCAAGGAAATAAGATAAAATTTTATACAGAACAACCGTTAAACCCGTCTATATACAACGTTGACAAGTGGGAAGAAACAAACGAGGAATATGTTTTAGATGGTGATGAATATGTTTTGAATGATGCTGAATATAAGAAAAAACAAGCAAAAATCAGACAAGAAGAATTTTATAATAAATTTTTAGCAACTTCAAAGGGCAATTACAGACTACAGCCTAAAGGTTATGCTAATGCACAACAAAGTGTTGATACTATCAATGGCATGGTTAATGCTTTAAATGGTTTAACACAGCAAATTGCACAAATGGTAATCTTCTATCCAACACCTGATTTCACAAAAGAAGAAGAGTGTACAGAAGAATGGCTAATAGCACATCAATATAATGCAGAACCAATGACAAAAGAAGAATGGACAGATTTCTATATTGAATTTTCAAGTTTGTATGCAATGAACCAATACAAAAAGGCAAATGAAAATGTCAATTAAAGGGTTGAGGGAATACAAAACATATTTAATCGGAACAATAACACCAGAAAATAAAAAAGAAATAAACCGATTAACAAGGCAAATAGATAAGAAAATAAAGGAAATGTTAAATGAATGTTCCACCGGCACAACCAAATAAATCACAACCGACATTCGGAATATTAAAAGGATATAAAAAGACACCATACGGTGAATACACTTGGGGTGAGTTTAAAGGGCATAAGATTGAAATATATGACGCCTATAAATACAATCAAAAGTTGCAATATGTTAGCAATAGTCAAACTTCAAACTGGGTACAATCAAAATTAAAATATATTCAAGACGGTATTAAAAAAATTATGAGGAGCAAAGCAAAATGAGCATTTTAAACAACATTTTACATCCGATTAAGGCAATCAACAACGCTATTTTAAAGAATTTCATTAAAGATGCATTAGAAAAATTGCCTGAATTAAAGCAAATGGGATTGAATTATTTAAGGACACACGCAGATGAAATTTTGGAAGCAGTTAAAAAAGCGATTATTTCCGCAGTCAAAAAGTTTATTGAACAAAAGAAAAAAGACGCAAAAGCAAAAATCGTGGAGATTACTAGCAGCTCCAACTAAACGAGGATTTTGGTTTTGGTTGAACATTAGGTTTTAGGGCAGCGACTCCTTTTAAATCCTTCATTATTCATTTGTTCATTGGCTGCCCTTTGTTTTTTTTATAGGGGAAAATATGGGAACTTTTTTAACAGATAAATCAAGAATTGCACAAACAAACATTGAAGGTATTTGGTACACAGAAGATAACCAACTTTATAAAGATGATGACGGCAGAGTATATCTAACACCGAGAAACACTCTAACAGACGGCTATACAATACCTCAAATATTAACACCATTTGTAGGCGGTAAATTTCATCACGATGTCAGATGCTGCATTCAGCACGATTTTGAGTGCTACTATCATAAAGTTTTAAGGGTAAATCTAACCGAATTTCAGTTAAAAAAATCACGCTTGCTTAAATATGTAAAAGGCTTATGGATTTGTGAGGATATACCCCTGCAATTCTTAATTATTAAGGACACAACATTTAGAGAAACAAATGACCGCTTTATGCGTATGCTTAAGAGTTTAACAAACATCTCTAAAAAAGATCAAATTTTAATAGGCAGCGCAGTAAATCTCAATTTGGGATGGTTGAAAGAACCGCACACGCTACACAAAGACAGATTATACAGAATAGATTATGAACAGATAAGATGATAACAACAAGACAATATCTAAAACAACTTGAAAAACCAACATTACGCAAACTTTTCAAACTTGCCAATTTAACAGAGCAGGAAATTGCCCGATTTTGTTTTATAATAATATAGAGTTATGGAACAAGGGAAAAGGAAAAGTTTAAAAGATTTAATATCGGTTCAAGATTTAAAAAATACTCTATTTGCTTCTTTAATGGGAGATAATAACGGTAATTATAACTTGTTCCGAGTAGTCAGAGGTGGAGATGCTCCGCTATTAACGCAAAGGATTTACGGATATGATAAGTGAAACAATTATCAACATTGATGCTATTATGCCTTATGTAACTTGGATTTGTGCTTTTATAGTTATAGGTATTGCACTATTCTTATTGCACAATTTAGGCGGTCTTAAAATATTTAGCAAACGCGATAACAAAATGGTAAATCAATTCCTTGACAAATTCCCTCTTGTATCACCTGACTTTTACAAGAAAACCAAAACAGAGCAACTTGCAGAAAATAATCAGGAGATCCACGAAATAAACAAAAGAATTGATGAGTTAGAAGTTACTTTTGAAGAACTCAACAAGAATATACAAAAACAACTTG